GTAGTCCTCCAACCTCGGGTACTGCGTTGGAACATCCTGGGGTTGTTGTTGGTACTGCGATTGAAGGTAAGCATTTTGCTGCTGTAGTTCCTGCACTTTGCTATTAGCTTCGTTCTTCTGTCGTGCCAGTTGTGAGATTCTTTCCTGGTAAGAGTTACGCTTTTTCTGCTTCTCCTCTTCCTTTTTTTCGACGGTCTCCTCGTCGGATAACTCTTCCACGGCATCGTCTTTCGACGCTTCTGCTTCAGAGGTTGCGCCCTGTTCAGGCTCTTGAGAATCTACAACGGCATTCTCGATTTCCGTAGGCAATAGATCGCCTTCAGCTTGCGCTGCATCAGTTGTCATGAGTTCGTCTCCACGAATTTTTACCTCGCTTTAAAGGGTAACGAGTAGACCCACGCTTTACGGTGCGTTAAACCGAATGTTCTTTTTAATCAATAAAACTAAAGTTGTTAGTTAGCCACGAGTTGACAGCAAACCTCTCAGCCGGTTCATCAGTTCACCACCGCCCTGCGGAGGACCGCCTGGCCGACCTTGCTGCATACCTTGTCCTGGCATCTGAGGACGCTGCTGCATTGCTCCTGGCATCCCTTGCGTCTGAGGACGTTGCTGCTGCGGTTCACGGTATGGAATGAACGTCTGCAATCCCGTCTTGGGGTCTATGACCACCTGATATTTTTTGCCATCCTTACCCGTCACCAATTGGCGAGAGTTCGGCATCTCAGGCATTCCCGTCTGCGGGGTGGAGTTAGGCAACGCCATGTTCGGACGCTGACCCATCTGGTTGACCAGGGCTTGAGCTCCACCAGCACCAGTGCCAGGAGTCTCGCGTCTTTCCATCAGCAGGTTTTCAATGGGTGGTCTAGTTTGCATATTCATTTGTCATAACCTTTCTTGGGTTTAGTTTTCTTCGCTGCTTCCCTAGCCTTCTTAGCCGCCTTCACACCAGCTTTGGTGTAAGGGTAATGCTTGTTTCCTACTCGCGGCATAAAGCCTCCTATACGATGGGTAAGCCAACGCTCTGGCGTAATCTCATCTGTGCAATTTGTTTTGATTCCAGGTCCGACTGCGCTTCAGCCAGCTTTAACTGTTCCACGGCAGACTTCACAGTGTTCATAATCGCCTTGGATTCACGTTCTTTGGCCTCGGCTTGCTCGGTCATAACCTCTGCTTGCTTCAACGCCAGTTCTAGTTGCGCCGCCTGGGCCTCAATTTGCTGCTGCTGTTGTATCTGCTCCTGCATCGCCGCTGCTTCTTCTTCATTCGGTTCGATGATTCCAGACTTAACGCCAGCACTCCTCAGTCTCTTGATGACCTCATCACCACCGACAAGATCAAGGTTCTTGAACAAGACATCTCCGACAAGCTCAGACATCGCTGGATTCTGTGCGATGATGCCAGACAACTGTTCAGCCGTTTCCTGTTTCCTGGTGGTGAATGACGGTCCTGAAGAAACTTTTATGTCATAGTTCCCGATCGTCAAATCCATCGTCTTGACAAACTCTCCGGTCGACCCATCCATGAGCGTTTTATTGACTGTGATGACCTCTTCTCGCTCGTCCTCACCAATGATCCTAATGGTTCGCTCGGTATCATAGACTTTCGGGATCATGTCTATGATCACCCTGCCAGCCAACTCCAGCGAGTCAACCAACTGGTCCTGAAACTCAAAGTTCGCCATCTCTCCCTGATATTGTCTGCCTCTGATCGCTACACCGGACGTTTCATTGCCTTGAGCGCCCATGTTGGCATCATAAATACCTGTCGTGCTTTTAATATCATCTGCGGCTATTTGCGCGTCTTGCATCAACCCTGGTGAACCTTGCGCGGGTTGCTCTCGAAAAGGCTTCTGGCCATTATCAAAGTTGAACATCATGACCGGATCATTGCTGACCATCATGTTTTTCCAGCGGGATTCGTGACCTTTAATCATCGCAGGAGTGACGAAATAAGGCTGCTTGGGCGTTAGTCCAGTAACCTCGACCGCTACGCTTCTCGAGTAGTTATACAGCCTCTGAGCGTCCTTAGCTTTACGCACCAGCCCTCTGGTGACATATCGCCCGTTGATATTGCTAGTCTTGCCGAACATGGGAATGATCGGGATGAACCTGCCAACGCATTCGACCTCTTCAAGCACTTCCATGCCAGTGATTTTAAACCGTTCTAGCTTACGTCCCTGAACCTTTCTGGTCTTGCCCAGGGTAATACCCATCTGGTTCAACTCGTCCCTGACTGGCTCAATTTCCTTGAGGTTTACAACACGACCGTCTGACAGTTGAACCAGCGTCTGTTCCTCGTTCACTATTCGATAGTAGTCGGCAACCCGCACTGACTCATCACTGACCCAGCTGGCGAAGTTGCCAACGCTATCAAAATCAGAGTCGCTCCCAGATGACTCGGCATCGGGGTACATCCTCTCGAACTCTTTGCGCTCCATGTCCTCAAAAAGAAAACCAAACCTGGCCTCTTGGACATGCTGCGCCTGAATGATCGGGTCAATCAAAACGCTAAATGGGTTTTTTATTTCTCTGATCAGAATGTCCTGATCTAAGGAAACGTCATCAATAAAGTCGTGATCGACTAAGACGCAGCCAAAACCGCCTTTGACCGCGAACTTGAACGCCGTCTTGAACGCTTGTAGGCCACGCTGGTCAATCTGCTGTATCAGCCCTTGATAGACCTCCGCTGTGGCTTCATCGCCCTCTTCTGCCGCCCTGACCTTGATACTGGGCATGTTAGCCAACTGCCCACCAACCACCCTGTCAACTGAGCTACTGAGCTTGTCAAACGTCAAGCAAGGTCTGTTATGCCTTGATTCTCTTGCAGAGTCTTCCCACTGCCCGTCATCATCATCGACAAACTTAACGTCGGCTATTGATTGCTCATAGATTTCTGACCAGGCATCAGCAGCAGCTTCAAACCGATCAAGAGCCTCGGTGATAATCTTCTCTTGATCTTTCTTTGATCTCTTTTCCATCACCACTCGCTCGCAAATTCTAAATTGGGACTCACAATGTCATCCTCATACCCCTGGGCAAACATCCTGAAGGCATCCGCTCCGTTCGAGGCCCAGTTATGTAATGGGACTTTCCTGAAAGTCTCGTATGTATCATCGTACTGAAATTGATAGTTGGACAAAGCATTTAGCCCGGCCTCACAGTTATCTTTGTGAAACCAACAACTCTTGAAGACATCACGAACCATTGCGATACCGTCCTCCACTGAGCTGATCCTGGGAACCGTTGTGATCGGGTTAACGCCCATGCCTTCCAGAATGTCTCTACGGCTGCGGTTGTTAGTCCCTAGTGTCTTGACCTCAACGTCATGGGGAAGATAGTGCGTCCCGTATATCCAGCCATTTTGATCAGCCTTGTCTTTGAGGACTTTCGCATAGTGATCCAAGTCAACCAGGCGATGCTCGTAATAATCAATAAACCGGTGTTCCTTCCCAATGTGCTGGTGGAACCATATGGCGGTTGAATCATTGCGCCCCAGGTCCCAGTGGGTATTAACCGGAACAGACTCAACAGGCATCCAGCACACTCTGCCTTCGTCCCTGGCCGATTTCAGTTGCTTCTGGTAGATCGAACCATCTGCAAACTGCTTTAGCTCACCTTCGTAAACATGCAAGTATTCATCTGGGTTACTGTCCTGCAAGAGCCGCATTTCTTCTGGAAGCGTGGTTTGGCTGAAGTAGGGATTGTCCCTATAGCTAACTTTCTTCACCATCGCATTCTCGGGAGGATGCTCTACAAAACGCTGATAAGCTGGGTCACTCTTGAGTTCAGGGTTAAAGCTAACCCATATCTCCGAACCAGGCTTTCTGATACTTGGGATCAAGGTTCGCCAGGAGTTCTCTGAAACCCTGTTGCCTTCTTCGATCCAACAATAATCTACACCCTCGATTGACTTGATCGACTCAATATTCTGCCAGAGGCCAGAGAAGATGATCTGCGTTCCGTTCGTCCCTCTGATCTCGTTGTTCATCACCTCGTAGAAGTGACTTAGCCCCAGGGCTTGAATCCTGCTTACCAGGAGCGAGTGGACAGAGTCCTTGATGCTGCGCTGTATCTCTCGGGCGCAGAGGATGCGCTTTGGTTCTTTTCCTGCGCCCAGTAGTAGCAGGGCTGATGCAAACTGTACCGACTTTCCTGCGCCACGGCCTCCCCAGTAAACCTTGTAGCGATGCGGTTCAAATAGTTCTCGAAACGCAGTCGGTATACTAATCTTCGGGGTCGTCGCTAAATCTGATTTCATACGCGGTTATTGAGATTGGAGAGTCTTCATCCCCAGTAAGCTCAATGCTCTTGAGGCTTGGCAGGTATTTGTCTACTAGCTTTAGGCGGCTATCAATGGCTGCTCTGATGCGCTGCACTTCTGTGCTATCTAGCGCGTTGTCCAGTTGTTCAAGTTTATTAATACTTTCAACAACATGCTGGACATGACCCTGATTACTTAGTTGCTCTCTCAGAGCTTCCTGCCTTACCTTTTTGTTCATTTGGGCGCGTGTCATTGCCATTGGGTTTTACACTCTGGGTATCTAGTTCTTTTTGGAGTTTGTCTACTGTTGCTAGCAGAACCTTCAGTTGACCGCCCTGGATAACGCATCGGTTCATCGCGTCATTACGTTGGGCCTCGACCATCTCTAGCCGCCCTTTCATCTCGTCATCGCTCAAGCGTATAGCCTCTCTTCGGGATTAGTGATCTTTAGTTTGATAAATTGCGCGTCTTTCTTACCGCTGGCATAGGTTGCCGTGACTTTGACTGTCCCATATCCAGAAGTGGATGAACTGGCGTAAAAGGAAACCACGTTGCTTGATACGGATGGAGTTGTCAGGGTCAGCGCGTGAGAGCCTTTTGACTCAGCCGTCGAGCTGGATACTGACGTTGATAGATCGCTTGCAGAATTTGAGAAATCAACTTTAAACAGCATCTCGGTCGTGACTGATTGTGAGTAGCTGCGGTTTTCACTATTGTTTCTGCTGGGATTTACCAGGATACGTCTGCTCATCTTCCCTCCATTAGAGACTTTGCCCCGCCAAGGCAGCAAGGAGGAAAGGAATCCTCGGGGGGCAAGTCTTGCAACCTAACCATCCTACGCCCTAAAAAACGTGCATGCAAGGCTAACTGCCCGGGCCTAACACATCCATAATCTCTTTAACCGGTTAGAGAGATTCGGAAGAAAGATGCGCAAAAATCTTCCGGAAAGTATCCGCGCAAACAATTACCTAACAATTAACTGCGCGGCTGTCCCTGGTGCAGTTAAATGGCCGATTATTCTGCACCAAGCGCCAGAACGACATTTTTATCGTTCATCTAGCAAGGCAACAACCATGTCAAACCCTGCTGACTTCAGCTCCCTGGCTTTAGTGACTGATACGCCAACCGCTTTGGCTGCTCGTTTGACACTTCCGGTCTGGTAATAGACTTGCAGGACTACTGGGTACTGCGGTTTGACACGCCCGATCTTGCTCATTATCAAATCAATCATTAAAAGGTCAGTGTTGTAATAGGCTTTTGGAAGGCTGCGTGTTTCTTTAGCAGTTACATACTGCTTCTTCCAGTTTGTTGCACCTCCTGCCGCCAACGCAAAGTTGCCGTCTAGGATGGAAGTTGGGTAAGGGTTGGAGCTTTCGCTGCTTAACTCCCTCGCCCACAACTCAAGCAATTGATCAGCCTTCTCATGGATCAAGCGCAAGCATCCTTTGTTGCAGTCTTGTTGCTCGTTCTGGCGTTTGAGTTGCCCAGCGGCTATCCATCATCTCAACCGCAGCTTCAACGTAATTTTTCCGCTCAATCGCTGCGTTCATATTCTTAAATTTTGACAGTCCTCTCTGGCCTAATTGGAAAGCCATGTTGATCAGGATGTGTTGAAGTTTTTGCGGTAGCTCATCCCAGTTGTTGTAGATGTTCATGCACCCGCTGATTGCAATCTGTACGTCTTCTTCAAAAAGCTCATAACAGCGATGCTCGGTGATAGATTGATCATCCGGTACTTTGTCATATGCTCCATAGACTTCTAGGGCTTGTTCTTCGTCAGTCTCTAAAACCCTATGACCTATTCCGACTGTTTTGTGCGACTCACTGCATAGATAAGCATGTAGAATTTTGCCCTCATCGTTCGCGATTTCTCGATACAGTTTTTTAACGTCAACAATCATTTAAAATCGCCCTCCCTATCATTTCTGGAATTTGTGGAACAACGGCGTTGCCGAGTTGTTTAAGTCTGTCCACCCTTCCGGGAACCCCATTAGCCACTCGACCCACTGGGGGTTCAGGGAGCCAGTTGCCTGGTTCACTACGTTCACCGCATCCGGTAGAGAGTTGGTTTCGTTGCGCCCTGCCTCCTCCAGCGTTTCTAACTTCCTTCCACCCTTGTAATCCCTTGCTGCTGGCGTAGGCCACATCAGAACTTTCTCTCTGACTGTCGTATTGTGTCGTCTCATTGATGTGTTGCTGCCCATTGGCAAACTCGTTGGCGTGGCCCACAATCCAGACTCTGTCCCTCCGGTGGACGGCACCGACGGCGCAAGCTGGTATAAGAAATGTTTGGCATTGATAGGCTTCACTTTCCAAGTCAGCCAACACACTGTCGAGGCCCATATTGATGTGTCCAGCAACATTTTCTGCAATGACCCAAGTGGGCCCGATCTCCTGGATAAGTCTGAAAAACTCCGGCCAGAGGTGACGGTCATCTGTCTGGCCTTCTCGCTTCCCGGCAACGCTAAATGGCTGGCAGGGATAACCCCCGCAAATAAGTTCGATGTCTGTGATTCCATCATTGTCCAGTTGCTCCTTCGTTAGTGTCCTGACATCGTTGTACTGCGGCACATCAGGCCAGTGCTTGCTTAAAACCTGACGAGCTTTGTCGTCGTATTCACAAAACGCGACTGTCTCCATTCCCGCTCTTTCAAGACCCAGGGAGAAGCCGCCGATTCCGCTGAACAAATCAAGGACTCTCATCGCTGGCCCTTAATTTACCAACGCCCTCTGGTCCATCCGCCCCGGCGTCAACGATGGGTAACACCTTGGATCTTCTCCCCCGTTCGCATTGCACCCAACCCCAACATGCCGAGGAGAACAGGATAAAGTAATGATGGATCAACATCAGGCATCTCGTACCATATTGACAAAATCGGTGAGAATATGACGTTG